CACGCACTGGGCGGAAATGGAACAGGAACAGAGATTTATAAGAGAGTAAAGGAACTGCCAATGAAGCAGGGAAAGGAGTAAACGAATGAGTGACAAGACAAAGAAATGGATTAAGGCAGCAGCTGTCAGAGCTGTAAAAACAATGGCACAGACAGCAGTATCATTAATTACTGTTGGAAATTTAATCACAGAGCTTGATTGGGTTTCAATAATTGGAATTTCTGCAACAGCAGGAGTGGTTAGTATGTTAACAAGTGTTGCAGGATTGCCGGAAGTGGAAAGTGAGGAAGAATAATGAACAAAACACATGATATTAGAATTGACAGAACTAAGTTACACCCTTGGCTTAATTACAAGTTAACTTTACTTTTAAAGCAGTGTGCAAAGAAAGGGATATACCTTATTATTACGCAGGGATTTAGAAGCAAGGCAGAGCAGGACGCTTTGTATGCTCAGGGCAGAACAAAGAAAGGAAGCATTGTAACCAATGCAAAAGGAAGCGACTATTCCAGCCAGCACCAGTGGGGCATTGCTTTTGATATTGCGATAAATGACAAGAAACTTTTGTATGACGAGGCAACAATTAGAAAAGTGGCAAAAATTGCCAAGTCAAAGAAAGTTGGTCTTGCCTGGGGTGGTGACTGGGTTAGTCCTATAGATACACCACATTTTTATCTTGAAAAGTGGGGAGATACCACTTCTAAGTTAAAGAGTACTTACGGAACGTTTAAAAAGTTCAAAAAGACTTGGACTAAGGAAGTTTTTGGAACAAAGAAAGGATTGAACATCTGGAACAAAACAAGAACAAAAGTCCTAAAGAAAAAACTTCCAAACAAAACCAAAGTCAATGTAATGTATGTTAAAAAAGGATATGCAAAAGTTGAGTGTAATGGTGTAGTTGGATATATGAAAGCTAAGTACTTACTTTAA